AAAGTAAGAGACATTGCAAATTGAGCATCTGCAGTAAGGTAAGTATCGATGAATGTTCGAAGCGCGTAGAACATTTCAAATGTACCTGAGCATTCAAATTCCTGGTTGAGGTTATCAACCGGAGCAGTGTTGCCAAGCACGATATCAGCGACGACATTCTTTTTGATATCGATAGTAGCTTTCTTGATAAGAATAGCTGACGCGCCTGATAGACCTGAGAGCGCACTTGCGATCTTCACTGTGGCATCCTGAGGGCGGAAGCGGTTCTCGACAGTGTATGAAGTAGTGTTTGCAAGGTTTGCACCAAGGTTGCCCATGAATGTAGCCTTGTAAGTACAGTACTTTTCGATATCGAATGTCATGTTAAGACTGTCGATTGCAGCAAGCGCATAGCCATAGCCTGATCCGCTGTTTGAGTTCGGTTCTACCACAGAGAGCGTAACGGTAGGGTGCTGGGCATTTTCAGCTACGGTGAACTTGTGATCATAGACGGTTGCATCGCCTCCGACAGAAGTCGCAGTCTCAGCACCCATAGCTGCTTTCAAGAGCACGCCAAAGCCGAGATCAGTGATATCACCGTCGAGTGTCGCTTTTGACATCAGCACAGTGTTTTCCTGACCAACGCCTTTTTCAATGAGACCGTAAACATTTTCATCCTTTACGTTCTTTGTTTCATCATCGATGGTCAATGATGTCCAAGGGAGCCAGTACTGTGCTGCAAGAGGAGTACCGCGCACAGCCTCCTTTGCAATACCTAAATTAAATTGTCGTCCTGTAAATTTTGCCATAGTTATTTAGTATCTTTATTTAAATCTGCTAATTTTTTCTCCGCTTCTTCCTGAGAAGTTGCTTCGATTGTTACCCCATGGTTGGGAAATAAAAAATGTCGAGTCGCAGGCTTTTGGTCTGTGGCTGGAGTAGTGACAACTGGCTTTTGCTCTTGTGGTTCCATAGGAGAAGTGTATCACTTTATCTTAGTTGTATACAAGTGCAAACAGTGGTTAAGGAACCCTCCAATCCGAACATATCCTCGCCACGCTTGCCCAGCGTCATGCTGTAATCGATCTTGGTCGGAGTATCAACGTCCGTAAAGAGCTGGAACTGTTGGTTCACATCGACATTGTGGCGAATTATCGAGAGCAGGGAAGACGGTTTGAGCTGGAGCGTGGTAGGATCCCGACCCTCCATGAGGTCATAGAGCGCGCCCATTCCTGGCACAAGCGCAGTGTCCTGGCTGATGTCATTGCGTATATCAGCGACCACAGTGATGACCAGGGTGACTTTGTGGCTATCTTCGGCATTCGTTGCATAGCTGGTCATGGTCTGACGCTTTGCCACGATGATAGCAGGCATGTTTGAAACAGGGATGCGAATAGGGTCGCCCTGGTAGAACTTTTTGATAGTATTCCCGGTATATTTCTTGATCATTTCAATATACGCATTGATAACCGGATCTTGGTATGGTGTTGGGTTAAGTGTTGTCATGTTATTGTGCCTGGTCGAATATCTGCTGCTGGAAAGCCCTTACGACATTGGCTCTCATGTCATCTGTCAATTTCATCATAACACGTCGCGGTATCTTTTCACGAGGTAGGCTTGATTGGTGATACTTGAAATAGGTTGCTGCGTTGAAGATGGTCATCGAGGTCGGGTCGATGGTGGCACCAAAGGAATTACGCATATTACCGGTCGCTTCCAAGATTGGCATATCGCCATACTTCTTTGCTTTCTGCAGGGCATAGGCGCGAGAAAGCGGAGACCAGCTCTCATCGATTGCCTGCCCTTGCGTATCAAATACCTCGGTTGAGAATATCTCTATCAAGCCAGCTGCGCTCTGTTCGAATGCCGGTGTCCAGTCAGTGATATTTGCAGCGTATGATTCGAGGATTCGGGAGAGCTGCATGTCTCCATCAATGATGAATTGCAACTGCATGGCTAAAACTGCTGTCTAGTGGTAAATATCGGACGGTTACTGTGTGGATTTCCCTGTGTCTGATTGGCATTGCTCTGCACGCCCTGGGTCTGCTTCTTGAGCTCAAATTCCACGAAGTTTGCGTCGATAAGACGCTGGGTGCCTTTCTTGATTGAGTTGAGAATGCCTCGAGCCTCACCAAGCCATTTTACCCCCTCACCGGTCTTGCCATACTCGCGGTAGTCAGAATAGCCTGCAGCGAGCTTGATAGCACAGTTGGTGATCAGAGCAGGTACTTCTAGCATCATAGTAGTGCCATTTGTCAATGGCAGCACATAACGAGCATAGAGGTAGCTGTTGATTTCCCCCTCAGCCTGCAAGCGATAGTTTTCGAACATATCGTCAGTGACGTATGGATTGTCCTGCATTCCTGCCTGGAATCGGATATCGTAGAGCGAGCAGTATCGCGTTGACTGATCGCTTGCCATAGGAATGGCATCATTGATATCGCTCTCCTCGTTGGTGGTTGAGTTGAAATAAGTGCTCTTGAAGTAGATATAGCCCTCATTGCCGGTATATTCGAAGTAGGTGCCCTGAGGATCGTTGACGGTGATATTGGTCGGTGAGCCGGAAGAAACAAGCTCGGTGTATGAGCCCCCTTGTGTCAGCGCGCCATAGAATTTGCGCTGGTTGTAGCGGAAGACCTGGATTGGCTCGTCAACGCTATGAGAATAAAGCAATGTCGCTACCTGGATGCTGTTGCCAGGTGAGACTGCAACATTGATCTTTTGGATCTCGGCTGTGAGGCTTCCCGGTATGCCGATGCAGACATAGTTATTTGCTGCAAAGTTGGTATTGCCATAGACCGGCAACGCCACATTGCTGCCAGCAGAAACACCAGCTGTGAGTTTGGTCTCAGCTAGTTTGATTGCGTCTTCTGTTGGGGCTATTAGTGATCTCATGGTTATTGTTTCGTCCTCATTATAACACCTTTTCTATCCCGGCTTCGCATCACGATTTTCGCAATGTTCTTGCTGAGCAGAATGATGCCCTTTTTGGCTTGCGTGATTCTCTTGCCGAGAAATCCCACTCTGCCTCCGTATGGTACTCGACCGTATTGTCCTCCGTAAATCATATCCTTATTGTACTAACATGCCCACGATTGGGAAAGGAGCGGAGCTTACATAGGTCGGTGTGGTTGAGAATGTTCCAGGCAATGCACCGTATGCCTGAGACATCGTTACCATCGCAAAGTTGGTAGACGCTGCGTTGATGGTAGTGCCTGATCCGAGTGTTGGGATAAGACCGTTGTTCGGATATTCTTTTACGCCCGGTGTGGCACTGTATACAATCGCTACCCAGTATTGACCCGGTGTGAGCACTGTACTTAAGCCGGTGATATTTCTCGTGCCGAGAGAGTTCGTAGAGAAGTTGCCGGCATCAAGTACGAGTGATCCTGGCAATCCGTTACCGTTATCGGCATAGATCCCCATTTCGGCATTACCGGTGACGTTGGTTTCGATATCGGATGACATCTGCGTGACCGTTGTTGTCCTAGTGATCATGAACGGAAGCGCGTACAAGACACCTGATGCCACTGTTCCGTTTGTTGCTGCTACACCGTTTGAATATCCACCAAGGAGCATTCGGCTCTGTGTAGCACCGAGAATCTGAGGCATGATAACTGCGAGCTGTCCTGCTGGCGGAAGTGTCAGACTGGTGTTTGCGCTCACTGTGAACGTTGTAGTGAATGCGCCTGAAAGAGTGAGGTTTCCACCGAGAGTGATAGTGCTTGATCCGTTGTTTACTCCGGTACCGCCATAAGTTGATCCGATCAATCCGCCATTCCATGTACCTGAGGTGATGGTGCCGAGCACGTTTCCAGTGCCAGGGAATTTGACGTTGCCTGCACCGATTCGCAATGCCCATGGATTAGTCTGAGTGACGTTGGTGCTTGAAATAGGCGCACCTGCAATGTAGAGCGTTGATGAGTCGGTATAGGTTGTCGCTGATGAGGCAAGCAGTGTAGGCTGACCGATTCCGTTGACCGTCGTAGCTGCCACAGTGCCACTCGAAGACGTATCAGTAAGTGAAGCAGCTGCAATGTCGAGCTGGATACCGTTTGTCGTCCATGCGCTTGCTGACTGCGCTCCTGATATCGTAAATGGCGATGTAGAGGCGGTGATTGCACCTGTCCAGGTATTCGCACGAGTCAGATCAAGCGCAATAGTGCCAGTAGTGGTAATTGTGCCACCGGTGAGTCCTGTGCCTGCCACGATTGAAGTCACAGTGCCACTACCGCCTCCTGGAGTGGTATAGGTGCCATTGGCATTCAAGAATGTGGTTGTACCGCCCCCTGTTGTCAATGTCACACCGTTTACTGATGCAGTGGTGAGCGTTGCACCGGTAATCGTTGGTGATGTGTCAAATACGACCTTACCGCTGGTTGTGCCAGTCGTTCCTGTTGCAGCATTCAAGTAATTGAGCTGTGTGCCGGTTGAGGTCACTGAGGTAGATCCTAGAGTGAAAGGAGTCGGCATAGTGACTGTACCGGTGAATGTAGGGGAAGCCAAAGGTGCATACGCTGTAGAAGTGAAAGCGTTTGATCCAAGCGTGCCACCTGCACCGACGTTTAATGTTGATCCATCAGTGCCAGCCAAAGTGAGGCTGTTATTGAATGTCAGTGTTTTGCCAGCTGTTCCGGTCAAGGTATATGTTCCAGTAGTGAACGTATTGCCATTGATTGAGGTAGCTGTTGCAACGCCCAGTGTTGGGGTCGTAAGAGATGGCGATGTTGCGAGCACGAGCGAACCTGTACCTGTTTGATTGGTAGTGGTAAGTGCTGTACCGCCTGCGATAGACAATGAGGTGTTTGCTATGACCGCTCCAGTATCACTGACACTGAATTTTGAAGTGTGCGTGCCTGAACCGCCTCCTGCAGTGTTCGTACCTGCATCGATGAGCAGTTTCGCTCCTGAGCCGGTCGCTGACTCGAACGGAGAGATAAAGAGACCGGTATAGCCACCTGTGCTGCTTTCATTGATGGTAGGATCAATAGAGATACCGACATCGAGTGCTGCACTGTTGCTCCATGTTCCGGTTGAAGCCAGCTGCGCGACATTTCCTGATCCTGACAAAGTGGAGTTCAGGTCAAGGTGTCCTGAAAGGTCAGAGGCATTTCGGAATACCGCATTGCTGTTTGATCCACCGCTGATTGCGATGTTGCGCTGTGTGCCGGTGCCACCGAATGAACTAGCGATGGTGTAGGTATTTGACACCCATGACATCAGCACCTTTTCGAAGTTGGTCGTACAGTCTACTTGATTACATGCAGTGATGCCAGTCGCTGTTGATGGCAAGAGCAATGAGGTCGCTGTCGCTGCACCGAGAGTAGGCGTGGTGAATGACGGACTGGTAGCAAGCGCGAGCACTGTGCCTGATCCTGTAGTGGTCATTTCGCCAAGCACTCCACCGTTGTTGTATTCGACATTTCCGCTTGAGCCTGATGCGATAGTGGTAGTTCCTACGGTCAATCCTGATGCTGGAGCTGTATAGCTTCCTGCGCCATTGAGGAATGTTCCGGCTGATCCGCCAGTGGTTAGTGTTACGCCATTGACTGTACTTGTTGTCAATGTACCGCCTGTGATGGTAGGAGAAGTAGCCAATACCGCTGAGCCGGTACCTGTTATCGCTGAAATCTGCGTGCCATTGATCTTGAATACGTTGCCTGTTCCGGCTGTATCAAAGGTTTTGTTGGTAAGCGTGTCAGTGGTAGCCTTTCCGATCAGTGTATCGGTTGCAGCAGGAAGCGTAAGCGTGCCTGATGCTGTTGCATTGGCTGCGATAGTGGTAGTGCCTGAGGTAGAGCCATTAAGGATCAGATTGCCCTTAAAGGTGTTGGTACTGCTTGAGTTCACACCGAAGACAAAGTTACCGTTGTGGTCGAATGTCTCGAGCGTATTGCTTCCACTGAACAGGATATTGGTATTGCTTGCTTCCGCAGCCATACCGATTGTGTAGCTATTGTCAGTATTATCAACACAGCCACCACCGATTGCGCGAGTCCATGCTACACCGCCTGAGCCAGCAATGATATTTGTAAGCGTACCGCCCTGCACCTGCACTTGGCAGACGTGGTCATGAGACACACCGTTATCGGTTGAGTGATCGACGATAGCAGGGACAGTACCGCCTCCGTAGTTGGCAATGATGATTGACTGCACGCTGATAGGGCTACCAACCTTGAAGATCGTGCCCATTGAGTTTGCGCCTGATGTGTCATTCGCAATGACGAAGTTAGAAGCTGATATCAGTGTTGACATATCAGAGGACACTCCGATGAATGGGCTGTAAGAGCCATACTGAGAATAGTCTGAGTTTTCAACATGGAATTTGTCGAGTGCTACGATACCGTCAGATGCGCCGATTCTAAATGAACAGTCATCGCTTGAGACATTGCTAAAGAAGTTTGAAGCGGTACCGGCATTGGTAAGATATACACAGTTTGTGGCAGTGCTATTACCAGGGTCAGTAAGGGTGATGTGATCCCACACGTTACGTTCACCGGAGTTGCTTGTAGCGTTGACATGGATCAATGCACCTTGCGTTGCCTGACCTCCATTGCCACCTGATAGGGCAATGTTTTCAAACGTATCCATGTAGGCATTTGCACCGATCTGCATATCAGTACCAAAGCCATTGATATTCCAGTCATGGAAATCAACACCCACAGCACCATTGGTGCCACCGAAGTATGCACCGACAGTCGTTCGGCTATTGGTCTGACCGGCAACGATGAGAGAAGTGCCTCCCATTTCAGTACAACCGTAGTCTTCGCTGACTGCGTGACCGACAGGGTTTCCGAAGTTCCAAGTGATCGCCTGATCAGTGCCACTACCGCCATATTGGATAGTAACGCCCGGTAGACATACCAAAGACGGTGTCATTCCATTGATGTCGAATGCGAGAGGTGAAGTCCAGTTTGCTGCTGGGATATTGAAAGGTACAACGATTTTTACACCTGTCAATCCTGCTGTGTGAGCAGCTGAATAGATGGCATGAACACAAGAGGAGAAGTCAGTCGCTCCGGCACTCCCTGCACAACCATTGGTCGCAAAGTCGCTTGGGACTGTATAAACATTATTTAAATCGAGAGCATTGAGGAATTGCTGAAAGAGGTTAGTTGCACCGCTCCAAATGTTTGAAGTTGCAAGCCCCGGGAAATCAGTACCGGCTACAGCGTTGGAGAATCCCCCAGCACCGTTGCCTTTTAAAATAGAAGAACCTGACGTAGCCGGAGCATAGTCAGTTCCTGATGTAGCGTTTGAAAATCCGCCTGAGCCATTGCCCTTGAGGATCGATGAGCCGGAAGTGGCAGGCGCGTAATCTGTGCCTGCTGTCGCAATGCCGAGCGTGCCATTGCTTCCGCTTGTTTTCACAAGACCATTGGAAGTGAGATTTGAAAGCGTGCTGATACTCTGTGAGCTATTGACAGTTACCGTACCTGTTGTATTTGTCAATCCTGTGCCGAATGTCAGCGGTGTTTGATAGTCGGTTCCACCAGTCGCATTTGAGAAGCCACCGGCTCCATTCCCTTTCAAGATGCTTGAACCGCTCGTCGCAGGGGCATAGTCGGTGCCCGGTACAGCTGCAGTAAAGGCACTCGTGCCATTACCCTTGATGAGTCCTGTGATAGTGCCAACACCGGTGCCACCGAAAGGCACCGTTGAAATTGCTGCACTTACCAAAGTAACTGCCAAGCCGACTGTTAGTATTCCTATCCCTATTGATTTGAGTATTTTTTTAATCATGATTATGCGTTTGCGTAAAATTCGAGCACGTCAGCCGACACTGGCGCGTATGTGTTAAAGGTTATGGTCGTTCCCGAAGTGGTGTAATCCTTTGGAGAGTTGCCATAGACCAGCTTGTTTCCATTGATAAAGAATAGCTGGGCACCTCCCACCACCGGAGCAGTTGCGAGCGTGAAGACTTTATTTATGCCATTCTGCGCTCCTGCAGTAATCGCTATTGGTTGAAACGTGCCAGGGCTTCTAAGGTCATCAATGGTCTTCTTGGTGAGAGCCAAGATGAGCTTATAGGTCTTGCCAGCAATGTTCTTGTCAGTGGCTGTGGTACCCTCCTGGGCACGCTCTACAGTGAGAACATCACCTGAATTAGCAATAACCCTAAAAATTTCTTTTAGGGGGTCATCGCTTGGATCAGGGTAGTCCGTATCGTTATAACAGACCATGTTAAAATCTCCCTCAGTACTTGGGTTCGGCAAAGTCGCACCGTCGCCAGTGTTCAGTCCAATCAACGTATCTGATAGGGTGTGATACCCTGGCAGCGTTAATTTTATGAAATTTCGTACCGGATCTACTGACATGGGTGTTTGATTTTAACTAGTAATTATTGCTTCATGTACGCTGTGAGCGTGTAGTTGAATGAGGCATTTTGCGTGCCTGCATCAACCATGACAGCGCGAGATCGCAATCGATCTCCGAAGCCTATAGGACGAGTGGTAGTGACAGCGCAGTCTGATCCTTTTTCGTAGATATCAGCAGTGCCTGGATTGTCAGATCCGAGAGCCATGATGAATGTCTTCACACCACCATTACCCAGTACCTGAGTGAAGTGACCGATATTGAACCAAGTGATGCCACCATCCCATGAAGTATCAACGTACACATCGAGCGTATCGCCTACATCGGTAGCAGCAGCAGTAAGATTAAGCTCAATGAGCATCTTGCTGTACTGACCATAGCTATTCACCTTGATGCCGAGACCAGGGTAGATAGTGTAAGCATTTGTGCTCAACATGATATCTGCACTAAGCGCAAGCTGCGTGGCACTTGTTACTGCTGTGACGAGCGCATATTTGCCGGTAGTGGTATTTTTTACGATATCACCGACAGCGATTGCGTTCACCACGAAGTTGCCTGCAGTATCAACAAGGTTGTTTGAACTGGTACTGGTTGCAGTGCTTGAGAGCTTTGCTGCATCGTAGACACCGTATTCGGTTGTTGGTACAGCAAGAGCCCCTGCAGCGCGGAGTGTTACTGGCTTGTTAGGCAGATACATGGCAATTAAAGGTCAGCTCCGGTTTCTTCGTCCGGTGCCTTAACTGCTAGGATTTCGATAGAACCGTCAGTAAGAAGTGCTGCTGTTGCAGGATCTGCAGCATTGAGGTCAACCTCAACGCCCTGACCGTATTCGATAGGCGCATTTGCGTCATCAGGATTGGCAACTGAGATGCCACCCTCTTTCAGCACAGTGTACTTTGTGAGCACAGGAGCCTCAGGAGCGTTCTCAGTAGTGGCAGCTGCACCACCAGCGTTTGCATCAGCATTGGCTGTTGTGGTGTCAGTTTCGACAGGAGCTGCAGCAGCATCGGCTGTAGCGTCAGGCTTGGTAGCTTCCCAAGTGTTCTTAGGAGCAGCCTCAGCAGCGATTTCAGCTTCCTGAATCTTTGCATCAGCTTCTTCCTTAACTTTTTGGACAGCCTCGTCAACATTGTTTGCGCCCTCGATTACCTTGAGCACGCCCATATCAACAAGGTCAGCAACCTTGTCGATCTCTATTTCTAGAAAATCGCCAGCCTTTTTTAGATCGCCACCGAGGTTTAGATCTGAGATAACTTGAAAGATTTGTGTTTCATTCATAGGAGTAATAAATAATTAGCTATTAAAGACCTTGGCTGTATTCAACAACGAGGATACCCTTACCAGCTGTCAATGCTTGTACAGCGACGCTGATTGTAAGTTCACGCTCTGCTGTAAGACTGAGCATGTTTCCAACGGTGCCATCCTGAACACCAGCGATAAAGCCAGTAGATCCCATCGCACCTGAGACAGCAGTAGCAGTATAGATATCATTCGCTGATTGCGCCTTGATAGCGATAGTTGCAGTACTCGCTGCAGAAGTAAAGGCAGTCTTCACTTGGAAGTATGCCTTGGTGATTACAGCTCCGAGTGGGAGGAATATGCCGAGTCCATGCGCTCCAACAGCGGAGTTTGCTACGCCTGCACTATCGAGTGCAGCACTATCAAAGATAGCTGATGCCTGCTTTTGAGAGATCAAAGCGGTCTCTGTCTTCACAGCTCCGCGCTTCAACTGCCATTCAGGAGCGACTTGTTTTAGGTACAATACATTTTTTGCCATATAGGTGTTTAATTGATTTATTACTGCTATGTCGTAGGATTCGATCCTCCGGTGCTAAGCCCATGTGCAGGGAGAGATTAAATCTCTCCGAGCAACTGAGCTCAACGAGCAATTTTTTACTGTTAAGCGATCGCGTTCTGAATCAGATATCCGGCTGCAGCAGCAATGATCACTTGCGTGTAGTTGTCGTCACCGACGCGGATATAAGTACCTTTCTTATCGAAGTCGTTCCAACGAACAACCTGACGCACTGAGTAAGTAAATGTAACAGCAAGTGTCAACATTTTGATACGAACAGCAGGAGCGATGTATGCAACGATAACACCCTTACCCCACACATACGCTAGAGCGTCGGTCTGACCCTCTTTCGCTGTGTTAGAACCAGCCTCACCCACAAGGATTTTGTCTACCTTGAAGATCTTAGCAAGCAATTCTTCGGTTGTTACGCCGAGCTGAGAGTACTTGATACGATCAATGATCTGAGGGTGTTCAGAAAGCATATCGATCACGAGCTTGCTCATGACGATAGTGTTTGGCTTTTTGAACGTGTTCTGATGGATAGTGGTGCGTGCAGTACGGATATCGCCGATAGGATCGGAGTTAGTGTAATCACTCCATTGAGCGGTACTAGCTAGAGTAACGTTCTGAGTCAAGTTGCTAGTGTTTTGCAACAGCGTAGCCAACTTGTTTTCACGGTCGAGCATCAACTTTTCAGTGATAGCTTCCGTTTCATCGATAAGAGGATTCAAAGGGGCATCAGCCTGGTCTTGGATCTCAGTAGCGACGAAGCCTTTAAGCGCATGGTCATCACAAGCGAACACTCCGGTAGGAGATACGCCGATGTCAACTTCGTTGGCACCTGCACCAACAGCACGAGTAGTCTGATCGATGCGAAGATTGCTCTTGTCATAGATAAAGTACTTGCCTGTTTGCTTACTTGTTTTGATCATTGGTGCGATCAAATCTGCGATAAATGTGTCGTTCGTGTACTTGATCGAGATGTTAGACAACGCTGGATCAACGACGACTTGTTGTTGTATGAGCATAGTAGTGAATGATTATAGTTATGGTTGGTAAATGAGCTTTAAGAGGCTAGTACTTTGCGCCTGGTGTAAGCAGGATTTCAAAGATATCGCCTGATACCGCTGAACTAAGTGCAATACCCACTACAGTGTTTCCACTAGAAGTAGTCGTGATAGCGTGACCGCTTGAATCACTAGTAACCTTATCACCGCGAGTGACAGTGCCACCGGCGATTACCTTACAAGATCCCAACCACTGCACGTTAGCTGCTTTGGTTGCCTTAGGTAGGTTCACGAGGATACCAACCACAGGATCAGTTGCTGCTGCTGCAAGGACGATCGCTTGATCGTTTGAAACATCAGCTTTTACAATACAGTACTGATTTGCTGCTGCTGAAAGATCGTTTGTAGAGACAAAGGACTTTTCAAATGCGCGAATTATTTGTGACATAAGTGTATATGTGTAGTGTTAAAAGTGCGTTGGTAATTATTGGTTAGAGATGTGAGTCTCGTAACGGTCTTGAAATCCCTCGTTATCGGAGAAGACTTTTTTGACAGCATCAGCGTAAGACATTTTGCCATCTTTCATGAGTTCAGTAGTCTTAAGCTCGAGTTCCTTTACAGGATCACCAGCGTTAGCACCATCGCCTGCACCCAATTCCTTGAATGCTGCTGATAGTGGGATCTGCTTTACGAGACTGGCAAACGCCAATTTCTTTTCAGCAGTAAGACCTGCCATGAAAGTAGTAACAAGAGTCTGATCCTTTGGCAAGAATCGTCCAGCCTTGTTGCCCTCACTGAAAATCAGGCTTGATACAGCTGTATCAAGTTCCTGTTTTTCGAGCTTAGCCATAGCAATTTTGCCTTTGTCTGCAGCATCTTTCAATGCAGCATGTTCACCAAATGACATAGTCACCGGCTTTGCAGATGCGTTAACGTCCACCTGTTCCTTTGCAGAACCATCACGGTTTAAACCGTTGGCTTCGTTAGCATCTTCCTGTTCCTTTTGCAAGCGAGCAGTCTTAGCTTCCTCGGTCTCAGCGACTTCCTCAGTCTTAACTTCGAGAGCGGTAGCAAATTCTACTTTTTGCTCATCAGACAGTTCAGCTTCATGCTCTTTCAAGAATGCCTTTTCAGCATCGTTGAGGTCTGCAGGAGCCTTTTTTAGTACGTCTTCAAGAATAAGCATAGTGTTATTTGATTCGTTAAATTTTCTAGTAATTTCTGGATCGCAGAATACGACAGCGTCGAGTTCTTTGAAGTAGGGCGACTTGGTAAGTGCTCCGCCTGTTAGCACGTTGCGAAACACTTCGTGCGTTTCAGGGTCTTCATAGATTGAGCAGTATTCCGGTGAGAAAAACTTAAATTGTTTGTCTTCAAGTATTGACTTACCGAGATTCGTCCAGTCTATTTGACCGTAAAGTCCGTCGCCTCTAGCTTCGACTGACTTGATCCATGCCACTGCAGGAAGTTCTTGAAACCCCTCGTGTCCGGCTGTGATAAAGACTCCTTTTCGAATACCAGCGTCGAAGTTTTGTACAAACTCCTGGATATCGCTGTCTTTGATAATGATATCGCCATAGAGCTCATGCTCCCATTGACCGATCGGCAAGAGTTGGATCGTATCGGGTATTGCTACCTTAGCGTCCGCGCCTTTACCGTTTTCATTAAATTCGAAAGGGAACACTGTGACCAGTTTTTTAGATTTACTACCAAATGTTTTGTTAGAAAATTTCTTGGTCATAGGTGTTCTCATTCAAAAGTGTATCAGGTATTTTTTAAAACAACAAACAAGCTGTGTAAAACTGTCAACTATTTCTTCAAAGCAGCTCGTCGCTCCACCTCCTTTGCAGCAGGAGATCCCTCTTTCACGATAGGACGAGTAGGCTGTTCGAGGTCATTGATCTGACCACCGTACAGATCTTCGAGTCCCGGATTGAGTCCGGTGATTTCAGGCGGATTGCTTTCGGTCTTGAGGATCTGCACCCAAATGCCACGACAGTTCGTGTGGAAAATGGTGTATTGCACCATAGGGTCATCAAGCTCAAATACGTTGCCATCAATGGATAGGCAGTAGTTGCAGGTCTTCTGATCGAGGATTTCTGAACGCTGCAGGGCATAGATATCATCGGCATTGCGCTCGAAGACATCGTTGCGTCCCTGGTTGATTCCCTGACCGATGATTGTGCCAGCGGTGAGGTTCACGCTCTTGTCGATGGTATCCTCTATGACTGAGTCAATCTGACCGGCTGCCTGGATAGGCGTTTGGTTGGAATTGAGCGCGCTGACTGCTGCGAGCTTTGCCTTTGCTTCGATATCGGCTGCGAGCTTTGAAGCGATGGTAGTAGCGATCACGTCGAACGTTGCAACGGTGTCAGCGTTGTTTGGTGGCATGGGAATGCCCATCTCGCTTGAGACGCTAATCTTGCCTGTATCGTAGGCAGTTTTGAGAGTATCCTTGATGATTGACTTATAGCTCGCAATAAATGCGACTTCCAAGTCATTGATGGCTTTCGTGTCGTTTGACTGCATTGCCTTGAGCAACTTAGCCATGAAATCGTCCTTTGACTTCTTCATTGCAGCAGTTGCGCGCTTCACGAAGTCATCCTGGTGAGCATTCATTTTGTCTTCCATCGCGCCGAAATCAACCTGCTTTTCAGACAGTGTCAGCGGTCGCCAAGACATGAATCCCTTACCGTCATCGAATACGCGAGGGATGTGCAGGTGGCTGTGCTTAGCTACTTTTTTTTTAGGAGACTTTGGCAGAGGCTTCTTATCGCCTTTCTTTGCAGGCTTCTTTTGAGCACCGGCATCAACTTTCTTTTTGGCAGGCGTATCGATGCCATCATCACCCTCGTCTTCTGTAACATCGGCAACCGTTTCGACTTCATCGTCACCGTCAGGTTCTTCGATATCGTCTTCATGGTCGATTTGTTCCTCATAGTCAGGATCATCGTCTTCTTCCTCATCAATTTGCTCCTGTGTTCGAGCAGGGAAGCCCATAGCAGCGCGAATGTATTGCTCGTCGTCAACGGTAGGATGGAATGCACCAGCAGTCACGAGGGCTGCAAGAGCGGTACCGATTGCAAGCACGTCCTGCTTGATGATACCGGCATAGTCGAGCACCGGGTAAACGGTGACATTGTCAAAATTCATATCAACCATTTCAGGTATTAAATCTTTGTTGATCACTGAAAT